CCGTACCGGTGCGCTGCCTATGGTTGGGGACCGCCAACAACCCTTCGCTTTCGCATGAGATGGTCCGCCGTACACTGCCGATTAGGTTGGACGCTCAGCGCCCATATCTTCGCACCGGATTTCGTCATCCAAATCTACGCGAGTGGGTGGATGAGACATTACCTGAGTTGGTCTGGGCGATGCTGACGCTCGTCAAGGCGTGGGTAGCAGCCGGATCACCGAAAGGCACTAAAACTTTAGGGATGTACGAGAACTACTCGAGGGTGATCGGAGGGATCTTAGAGGTTGCAGGAGTCCCCGGTTTCTTAGAGGACCAGCAAGAACAAGCGGAACTGGCGGACGATGATTCGGATCTCGCACCTCTTATCCCACTTTGGAAGGATTCGTTCGGTTTCGACGCCGTCTTGGCCTCTCAGTTGCTTCCGCTATGCACCGAACTCAACCTCGAAGGGGACAGTGAAGCCGCCCGAAAAATCCGCCTAGGCAAATTGCTTCGCGCTAACCGGGGCCGGCGATTCGACGATGTAGTGATCGCTCAGGGTGGTGAGCGGAACAATTCCAAACTGTGGCGCCTAGCGATAGTGGAAGAAGCATCATCCGCTACTTGAAAGCACTATGACGTCCGTTGACGACGGGGAGTCGGGGAGTGCGGGGAGTCTATACCCCCTCCAAATAAAATCGTGGAGATCGTTCTTATTGGGGGGATGTAAATGATCCCCTGACTCCCCGACTCCCCGTTTCGAAGCCTGCGACGTTCCAATTGAACTTGGATCCCGCGAGTAGCCACCTCCATGCGCCATTGCTCAAGTACTTTGGAGTCAATCATGCCAACGGTAAATATGGACTCTACGATTCCTAGCTCGTATAAGCGGCGTCGTACAACCGGCGAGCTTACGGACGCGCAGCGCTGGCTGCTGCAGACCATGCGTGAGCACCAGTTCGGCCGAATCGAGAATCTCCGTGTTCAGGGCGGGCAGCCCATTCGCGACCGCCTTGTACGTGTTGTTCGTGCGGCCAGACTAGGTGGACAGGGCGAGAGGGCGAGCATCCCAGGAGATGAATTCGAGCTCAAACAAGAAGCCTGTGATCTCATTGATGAGCTGGTTCAGCTTGGCAGCGGGATGGTGGTAAAGCTTGAATTTCGGCACGGGTTGCCATTCCTGATTGAGACGACCTCCGAACTCAACGTCGAGAGCGGCGCGACTGAATCCCAACCGCGCGGTGGCGAGCAGTAACAGTCCCGACTGATCCACTAGGCGACTATCTTAAAGTTTCTCCGGACTATACAAAGCGGTCAGGATCGCGTATAAAGAAAGCAGGGCCCGGTTCGACAGGCCAGCGCAAAGCGCACCCTCCGAAAGATCCCTCCAAATTCAAACTTAGAGGTTTGCAGATGAGTGATCTAGAGCTGCAGGTGTGCTGGTGGTCAATCGACCGCGTCATTCCTTATGCCAGGAATGCCCGTACCATTCCCGATCTTGCTGTCGACAAAGTAGCAGCTTCTATTAAAGAATTCGGATGGCGGCAGCCCATCGTCGTCGACCGTGAAGGCGTGATTATCGTGGGTCATGTCCGGCTGCTTGCGGCCAAGAAGCTGAGCCTTTCGCAAGTGCCGGTCCACGTGGCCGACAACCTCACTCCGTCGCAGGTGAAAGCCTACCGTCTCATGGACAATCGAAGCCATCAAGAAACGGACTGGGATCTGGAACTGCTTGGTCCAGAGATTTCAGAGTTGAAAGATCTCGCTGTAGACCTGAGTCTGACCGGCTTTGACGCCGCAGAGATCGATCGGCTGCTGGCGTCCGGCGAGGACGACGAGAAAGCGAACGCCGCCCCGCCGCTGCCGGAAGTCGCTGTCACGCGATTGGGCGATTTGTGGCACTGTGCTGCACACCGCGTCTTGTGTGGGGACGCGACCGAACAGAGCGCCATATCGCGGCTCTGTGCAGCACACGTCCCGTTCCTGATGGTTACGGATCCACCGTACGGCGTCGAATACGACCCTGAGTGGCGGGAGGAGGCTGCGCTGAATCCACGGACTGTGCAGGCCGGCAAGGTCTCGAACGACGATCAGGTGGATTGGTCTCCAGCGTGGGCCCTCTTCCAGGGAGATGTGGCCTACGTCTGGCACGCCGGGATCTTTGCCGGCGAAGTGGCGGCGAGCCTGTTCGGGTCCAAGTTCCAGATCCGTGGTCAGATCATCTGGCGGAAACAGCATTTCGCCATTTCGCGCGGTGCGTACCATTGGCAGCATGAGCCCTGCTGGTATGCCGTGCGGAAGGGCAAGTCCGCGCATTGGAGAGGCGATCGAACTCAGTCAACAGTCTGGGATGTCGCCAACTTGAACCCGATGGGTGGCAACCACGAAGAGACTAAGACCGGGCACGGTACGCAGAAGCCAGTGGAGCTAATGCGCCGGCCGATTCTCAACCACACCGAACGCGGCGACGTGGTCTATGACCCGTTTCTAGGTTCGGGCACAACCATGATCGCTTGTGAGATGACGGAGCGCATCTGCTATGGCCAGGACATTGATCCCAGGTACGTCGATGTGATCGTGAAACGCTGGCAGGACTTCACCGGTCAGCAGGCAACGCTCGACGGAGACGGACGCACGTTCAACGAAATCTCTACCGAGCGCTTCGGCGCCCAGAGCGATGTTGAGGATGAAACCCAACCCATGGAGGTGAACTAGTGGGACTGAGGGGTCCTGCTCCACGTCCGACCGCACTTCGGATCTTGGAAGGCAATCCTAGCAAACGGCCGCTCAACCGAGCCGAGCCGAAGCCCCGCGGCAAGACTCCCCAGTGTCCGGAGCATCTCGATGAATTGGCGAAGGTGGAGTGGAAGCGCCTAGTCCGGATCATTCGTCACATGAAGCTTCTGACGGAGGCCGACTATATAGCGTTGTCAAATCTCTGCCAAGCCTATTCGAGGATGGTGAAGGCTGAACGCAAGCTGGCGGAGGGCGGGCTGCTCTACAAGACGCAATCGGGGTACGTCCAGCAGAGTCCACTCCTTTCGATCATCAACTCCTCCGTTGAAACCATCACAAAGCTGTGCCGAGAGTTCGGACTCACACCTTCTAGCCGTTCGCGCATTCAACTCCTATCGTCGGAAGCGCAACAACAAGACGACGGCATCTTGGATTTCTGAACTGTGCCCTTCAGTGAAGAACGCGCTGATCGCGCTGTCCAGTTCATAGAGGGCTACCTTCGGCATACGAAAGGGCAGTTTGATAGACAGCCGTTCATTTTGCGCGAGTGGCAGAAACAGCACATCAGGGAGATCTTTGGACGGCTGAACGATGACGGTGCCCGACAGGTGCGCCAGGTTTATTGGGAGATCCCCAAGAAGAATGGCAAGAGCGAAATTGCGGCCGCCATTGCACTAACGCTTCTCTACACCGATCGCGAGCCGGCAGCTGAGATCTACGGCGCTGCGGCGGATCGGGACCAGGCGTCAATCGTGTTCAACGTAGCGGCTTCGATGGTTCGAGCCAATAGACGTCTATCGTCGCGCTCGAAGATCATCGATTCCAGCAAGCGCATCGTAGTCCCACAAGCCGGCAGCTTTTACCGAGCGCTATCGGCGGACGTAGCCGGTAAGCATGGGTTCAACAGCCATGGCGTGATTTTCGATGAGATCCACGCCCAGCGTGACCGGCGTCTCTGGGAAGTGCTGACATTCGGCGCTGGCGACGCACGCTCACAACCCCTTATCTTCGGCATCACGACAGCAGGCATCCCTGGCGAGAGCCCTGTCGCCGAAGAACTGCACGAGTACGCGGATCAAATCCTTCGCGGGATCATTCCTCCCGATCCGACCTTCTATCCCGTTATCTACGCTGCACCACCTGAAGCCGATTGGACGGATGAAGACGTGTGGCGCGCGTGCAATCCCGCGCTGGGCGATTTCTTAAGCTTGGAATCGGTAAGGGCAGCCTGCGGGCGGGCCAAGCGCGTACCGAGTGAGCAGAATAGTTTTCGGCGTCTGCGCTTGAATCAGTGGACCAAACAAGAGACTCGGTTCATTGATATGGCCGATTGGGACGCCTGCGCGAAGCCAGTCGATCTGGGCGCCGCGACCGACTTGAAATGGTATGCCGGTCTCGACCTTTCGACCAAGCTCGACGTGACCGCTTTGGTACTGGTGGCGCAAGACGGGGCTGGCATGTTCAACGTATTGCCGTTCTTCTGGCTTCCCAAGGACAATATCCAGGACAGACCAAATCAAGAGAGTGCTAGATATCGTATGTGGGCCCAGAAAGGCTTGCTCACCCTCACGGAAGGGAACGTGGTTGACTTCGCCGCCGTTCGACAACGCTTGAATGAGTTGCGCAACGACGCCAGATTGCGAATCAAGGAGGTGGCGTTCGATCCCTGGTCGGCCACACAGCTCGCCCAGCAACTTACGGAGGACGGATTTCAGATGATCGAAGTCGGGCAGACCTTTCGGCACCTTTCAGAAGCCAC